AGCAGTTACAAGTGGCTTACTTGATACAGACACATTTATTATTGAAGTTGATACTACTGACTACACAATAACAGCAGCGGCAAGCAGCGGTGCAGCTACTACACTAGATGACATTGTTTCAAATGGTAACAGTGTTCTTCCAGCAGGTGTAACTTTAGCAAACATTGACGATCAACTAGCTATTTTTAACGATAGCAGTGTATCTAATGTAACATCAATTGAAGTAAAAGCAGGTAACAACGATTTACACACAACACTAGGTATTGCGCTTGGAGACTATGCAGTTCCAAAACTAGCTATTGCTCCTCACACAAGTGTACCACAGTTTAAAACTTCTGGTAGTGATACACGCCCAACAGGTTCTGTTTGGATTAAAACAACTGAGCCAAATGGTGGCGCACGTTGGAGAATTAAAACTTGGAATGCTGATACTGGTTTATGGGACTTACAAAGCGCACCAATTTATGCTAATAACGAAGCAGCACTAGTAGCATTAGATGCTACTGGCGGCGGCATCAACTTAGCAATTGGTGATCTTTATGTACAGTCTAACTGGACAGAAGCAGCAAGTCCACTAGCAGAGTTTAAAGTATTTAGAAGAAGCGCATCGGGTGCAAGTTCTGTAACTTCAAACGCAGTAGCAACACAGATTAGTGCTGGTTCAACTAGCTTTGATCTTGCAGAAACACTTGTAGGAAACCTTACAGCAAGTTCAAGAACTGTTACGTTTACAGCAGCAGGTGCAGCAGGCGATGCTGACGATATGGCAGATGCTATTAACAGTGCAGGATTTACAAACATTGTTGCTTCAGTAGATGCAAACAACAAAGTTACTATTTCACACAAATTAGGTGGTGACATTGAAATGACTGACACCGATGGTGCATTAGCAGCTATTGGTATTACACCAGCAGATGGTGTTAGCAACTGGTCAGTACTAGACACATTTACAGCATCAGCAGATGCTCCAACTTCAACTACAGCAGATGGTACATTATGGTACAGTTCAGTAGTTGACGAAGTTGATATTATGGTACACAATGGCACTACTTGGGTAGGTTATAATACTCTACACGCTTCAGCAAGTATTACTACTTCTGCAAGTGAGCCAAGCGGCCCAGTTGACCAAGATATTTGGGTAAGCACAGCTGACTTAGAAAACTATCCAACAATTTATCGCTACAACGGCGGAACTACACAATGGGATTTAATTGATAAGTCAGATCAAACTACAGAAGACGGTATCCTATTTGCAGATGCACGTTGGAGTACAGACGGTTCTGGCACAGAAGCAACTATTGCTGAACTACTAAGCAATGACTTCTTAGACCCAGACGCTCCAGATCCAGCATTATATCCACAAGGTATGTTGCTATGGAACTTACGTAGAAGCGGATTTAACGTTAAGAAATATGTACGTAACTACATTGATACTACAGCTGATAACCCAAGAATGGGCGATGTGAGTATGAGCAGTTATGGTACAGATCGTTGGGTAACTGAATCAGGTAACCAAGAAGACGGTTCAGGTAGCTTTGGGCGTCATGCACAGCGTAAAGTTGTTGTACAACAACTACAAGCAATGGTTAACTCAAACGATGAAATCAGAGATGACGAATCAAGAGTGTTTAACATTATGGCAACACCAGGTTATCCAGAGCTAATTGGCGAAATGGTAAGCCTAAACTATGATAGAGGACTAAGCGCATTTATCGTAGGCGATTCACCATTTAGATTAGCTTCAGACGCTACTTCACTTAATGAGTGGGGACAAAATGTTGCACTAGCAGTTGAAGATAACGACGACGGCTTAGTAAGCAGAGATGAGTACTTAGGTATCTTTTATCCAGCAGGATTTACAAGTGACAACGCAGGTAACAACGTAGTTGTTCCGCCAAGTCACATGATGCTACGTACTATTGCACTAAGCGATCAGGTTAGCTATCCATGGTTTGCACCAGCAGGTACAAGACGCGGTGGCATTACAAACGCAACAGCAACAGGTTATGTTGATGCTGAGGGCGAATTTGTAAGTGTAGCGTTGAACGAAGGACAGCGCGATACACTATACAGTGTTAATGTTAACCCAATTACATTTATCAACGGAGCAGGACTTGTTAACTACGGTCAGAAAACTCGTGCAAGAGGTGCTTCTGCACTAGATAGAATTAACGTAGCACGTTTGGTTATCTACTTACGTAGTCAACTTAACAAACTTGCTAAACCTTATGTGTTTGAA